CCCGGGCCGCCCCGGAAGCGACCGTCACGGTCACGCAGGAGGCCCCTGAGCCACGCCCCGAACCGACTCGCGCTGACCCATTGCGCGGGAACGACCAAACTTACTTGGACTTCCTACGCTCTAAGGGCATTTACGCTAGCGACGAGACAAGCATTGAGGTTGGTAAGACTGTTTGCGCCACTCTTGATCAAGGGTATGACGTTGTAACAATCATGCGCGTTGCTATTGACTCCGGCTTCACGCAAGATGAGGCAGCCGCGATCATCGGAGCCGCAATCCTTACCTATTGCCCTTGGAATGAGTCAAAAGTTATTGGCTAATCAGTAGGGTCTACAGGATCGACTAGACGGAATGGTTGCGGATCAGCCTCAGACCATCCCAGATTCATGTGCATAAGGCTCTCTTGGTTGTCTACGTTCACAAACCGCATCACATACACCGTGCCGTTTTTTAGCGTATGCACCTTACGCGACGACACTTCCCCACCCGCTTTAGCCGAATTACCGATCAGTTCACTCGCAATCACCGTGCCACCCGTGACCGCGCTCGCAGCAGACAACGACGCCGTAGCGTTATCCGCAAATTGGCGGTTCAGGTTGCGTGGCGTGATGTAGTTAAACTGCGTCACCGATGCAGGCGCTTCGATCAACGCGGCACGCACAAGAGCTTGTGCGCTAGTAATGTCATAAAACTGGAACTCAACTTCCCTACCGTTAGTGTCTAGCGCGAAATACATTGATCCGCTTGCCGGGAGCGTGAAGAACTCGCTCATCAAGTACACAAGCCCACGCTTCGCGAGCCCGTCAGCATCCGTTGCGGATTCTTGATAGGCACGCTTACGCCAGTAGTTCGCCATTGTTCTAGTTTACGCGGGGATAACGCGCTTTGCTCCGGCCTTGTAATACACGCTTTCTGGGGTAACGTCAGCGAAATTGCCTGTCATCACATCAAGGTATGGGACAACGCGGGGATTGCGTTTCTCAATGACGGCGCATGATTGGTAAACATCGACGCGCATGACCTCCTCAATAGGAAGCCACGAATCGTCACCTAGGGATAGGTCGCGCGCGAGCATCATTATCATTTCGGGATTGTAGGTTTCGTAAATTAGAATCCCACCGGGGCGCAGGAAAGGCCACGCGTACGGTTGCATCGTTCCCGTGCTGTCAATGACTACATCGAACCATTGACCCTTGAGCGCGTGTCGTATAGCGATACGGTCTTTTGTATCGCATTCGATAACGCCTAGTCCGGGGAGTTCGGCAGCAGCAGGATTAGCATCCAACGCGGTAACGATTGATCCTTGGGGGAGGGCGTTGCGCCAAATCTCTACCACCCCGCCGTTACCCACGCCGATGAGTAGCATTGCAATGGGACGCGCTGGGATACTGCGGTCTAACGCATGTAGCGTTGCTTCATTTTGCACCGCAATGCAGCCTGCATGGTTTAAGAAGTTATCGCGGTAGCCCATGCATCCCCCATCCCTGTGATATCGAATTGTTCCCGCACGATCTCGCGGTTCCGCTGCGCCTCTGCGATGCGCGTAGACGGGTCTAGGAGCGCCGTAGCGTGGTCGCGCCACTCATCCGGGGTAGACGCTAGCCTCCCCACTCCCGCAGCCGCTAAGACCCTGTATTCCTCAGTAGGGGTGGCAATGAATGGGATGCCTGCCGCCGCATACTCAAGTCCTTTTAGGTAACTCTTTGCTTCGTTAAACGCTCCTGGCGCAAGCGGCACAAGCCCCACATGGAAACGTGTAAGCATATTTGCAACACCGCTAATGGTTTGCATAGGTGCAATATCCACGCGATTCAATCCAGCGCGCACAGCGAAATGCTTAGGGTCACCGGGGATATGCCCCGCGTGATGCACACGGATTCCGTGTTCCTTTACAAAAGCGGGTAGCCAGTTGCGGAGCATTTCGATATCGCCCGAGCGCCAGAGCGTGCCACCCAACCATCCGAACGTGGGCAACTCAGGTTGTTGTACGGGCGTGAACCTGTCAGTCTCGACAGCGTTACGGACTATTCGCACATCCCGGCAACGCCTTTCGTAAAAATCCGCAAGGAACGCTGTCGATACGGTGATGAAGTCCGCTTGCCGAATCCCTATCTCGTACCACATGCGATTGTTTGTGGGATTGGTGTGGGGGTTGGTCGCCGCATACGCGATGTTGTCCGTGTGCATATCGAAATGGAAATCGTCAATGTCTACAACGACGGTTTGCCCTTTGGCTTGCATGACGTTAAACAATTGTGGCACGGATGCGTGCATCATTAGTTTGTAAACGTTAATGTCGAATCCGAATAAAGCGCCGTCCTCGTGCGCTAGCCCGATACCCATAGGGTCATGCGGTCTAGGTTGCCCGACCATCGCATCAAAACCTTGTTGTTGCAGCAAACCGCATGGCAATACTTGACGGTAGTAGGCGCATCCGTTAGCGACGGGCGGGTCTACGCTCGTGTTCCAATCGCCGCTAATGAACGCAACGCTAGGTAGATCGCCCGACATACACTTCCCCTACGGCATGCTGGCAAAAACACCCACCGTTGGGCCACTCACACTTCCCGTGGTATCGCTTTGCTACGTCGGGTCTGCCTTCACGGTTCATCTCCCCACCGACTTGGCATGATGAGCAAATCACAAAAGGGTGTCCTTCCTGCGATGGGCAATCATCTTCAGCTTCTCCGTAAAACGTAGACGTTCAGCGATCTCAACGTAGCCGTGACCGTCCTCGTAGTTGTCCAAGTTAGCGGGGTCGTTCTTGGAACGGCTTGCTTTAAGCATGACCATCATCCAACTAACGTCGTGCGCGTAAATCTCGACCCCAAGGTACGCAGACCATAAGGCAGCGATACGTGTGATGTTTTCGGAAGGATCACCGTAACTCTTAGCGCGTTCCTCAACAATGTCCACAATGCCTCACAAGATCGCTACGTCAGTAACCCTTTGCGTTTGCGTCGTTACAAACGTGAGCATACCCGGTTCTGACACTTCACCTTGAGAAGCGCGCCACCAATCACTCCCACCATCTAACGCAGGTGACTGCAGCCATACACACCCACCCCAATCGGCCATACGGAAGTGATGGTAGTGACCGGAGACAAGCACATCAGCATCGCCTATTGGTTGCCTACCAGCGGCTTGCTTTTGCCACCACGTTCTAAGCCGCGACTCCGAAGTATCTCCGCGATTAGCCATATGCCCATGCGTTATCCCAATGATCCAATCCCCAGCGGGGATGGTCGCGTTGAGGTTGTCGCTAGCGATAGCAAAGTTCACATGCCCATACGCTTCTTGGTTAGCGGCAAGGATTTCGGACACTTGTTCGACAATCGCGAGATCATCGTTATCGTGCACGCCGGTAAACGCCTTACCAGCGTTACGGTTTTCGCCGTGGTTACCACCAACAGCCGCCACAGTAACGCTCTCAAAATGCTTAGACCATTCCTGTAGGGAATCCACGAGCAAGCGACGGGTGATCTTTACTTGGTCCCTGCGGTCAATCTCAACCGCGAAAGTTTGGGAGGGGTAATGACCCATGCATCCCTCTACGCTATCGCCAGTCCAAAGCACGTTGAGATGTGCAATGTCCCTGCCAATCTTCCTTAGTTCTTTCGCGCGTTGGACGACCGCATCACGCGCGTCAATAACCCTTTGGATCGTGCCCTCAAGCCCGTCGCCGTCTGCTTTACCAATTTGCCAATCCGCGAGCACGACGTTGAGGTATGACAATCCCTCATACGTTTTGGTCTTCGGCTTGTGCTTGAGCGCTTTTTCGATAAGAGGCTCAATATCGACAACAGAATGCGATCTCTTAATGACCTTTGCTTTGTACTGCCTGTTCGTAAGCCCATCTTCGCCTCCCCAAGAGTTAAACAAGACAGGCTCCACAATTTGGAACTCGCGAGGGTCAAGCCCCCACACCACGAGAATGTTGTCCCAATTAGGGTCGCCTTGCAAAGCGTCCGTCGTTACGGTGCCTTCGCTACCAAGCCACTCAACGCCTGGCGTCCACTTCCGCTTCTTAACAACTAGTTCGTCGGCTTGATTTATTGCTTTCGTGAACTCGTCTTTCAGACTCATATCACTCCTGCTGATTGGAGGCCTTGCACCTAGAACAAGTAATGCGCCACGGCGCGGTCACTAATTCTGCAAGCAACTTGTTACAACGCCAGCAACGAGGACGATCAACGGTCTTTGACCCTTTACCGTAAACATCCATCATCGTTCCGTTACGGTTTGCAACGCTAGCGTGAACATCGGCCTTTCGTTGTCGTCTGTTCCTACTGAGTTGATAGAGGATAACGCGGAGACGCGCAAAAACCTCACATTGCTAATAGTTTCGTCAGTAATGTCGGTGAGAACGTCGCGGATACTCTCTATCTTCGCTCGCGCAGTAGGGTAATCGTTTCGGGTGGAGCGCACGAGGACTTGCACGCTAGGGCGCTCCAACGTCGCATCGTTATCTCGCATAACCTCCATCGGCGCAGACCCAGCGTACTCATACAACGCTACGCAATTGTCGGGGGAGTTAGGCATCAACCCGATAAAACAATCCACGCCAGTAACAACGACGCTCGCTGCCTGCAACTTATCCGCTAACGCTTCTAGGATCATCGTCCTCGCCTCGCTCTGCTCAACAAGTAAGTCGCAATACGCTCTTTAACGTTACGCACGAACGTAGGTTCATGAGCGCGAAACGGGGTTTCCAAATACTTCCATTGACGACCATGATTGTAGTTCTTCGGAATCTCGTGAACGTAGATCGCGTAAGACGCTGACGGGCCACCGTAAGAAATCTCAATCGAATGGCTATCGCCCACACGCTCCGGCTTCTCCACCTTCCCAGACGCCTGCAAAGCGCGAGTACGATACGGCACGATCTTCTTAGACTCGTTAAGCACTACCGTCGCTTCAGCAAATAGAGCGCGATCAATGATCTGCCCGACACCTTGATTTGCTTTAGCAAGCGCGTTCAACTTCTCCAAGCCCTTGAACGACACAGAGATTCTGCTCATGCTACTTACCGATTCTCACGACAGTATGATGCGCCCCGTTTTGATCATGCGGAGTATCGACACCGATAATGACTGGCTTACTACCGTCCGGTAGCACAATCTGATAATCGGTAGTAACTGTATGCACGCCGTACAAATACACTTGCCCGGTTTCGACAACCTCGCGACCCTCAATATCAAGACTCAACTTAGTTTCCCCAACAATGTGAGCAGGAATGCTCGCTGCGGCGCTAGCCGCCACAAAAGATCGCTTCCCATACTTGTCAATAGACGCGCTTGGGTAAAGCACTACCGTTTCGGAGAACAACTCCCTGTAGTTAGACTCAATGCTCATGTTCTGTTGTCCATCTGCCCGACAACGAAATCGCTACCCTCATCCTCAAGGTCACGCTTATCCGTAGGCAACAACACGTTAGCGTTCACGACGGGAGCGGCAGGATTGCGACGGAATTGCTCTTGACGCAAATACTTAAGCAACGCTTCCCATTGCGCCACACGCGCACCCGACTTAACGGTAAGCGAGAGATCTCCGACCTTCTTCGATTCCTCAACAACCCGTGACGCTTGCGCAATCAACGTGGTAACGCATGAGATAGCGGTGAGGTAAGGATCGGTGTAAACGCTTAGCAAATAATTGATTTCCTCGTTACTCAACAGTTGATCGTTACTGTCGGTGTCTTGGATGAGGAAACGTACTTCGTCTAGCGCGGAGGCTCCGGGATTACCAGAGTAAGTGAACGTCATTTTGTACCTCCCGCATAAAGTCTACTAGCCGATACGCCAAGCGGGGCCACCCCTTGTGAGAGTGACCCCGCCTGCGCTATTCAGTTATGGGTTACTGGATCACGCAACGATGGTGTTCCAGAAGTAACCAAGATCGGCGGCGACAACCTTGTTATCGAACGCGATCTGCGACTCGACGCGGGTCGCGCGAAGCGACTCAAGCCGGAACGAAGACGTGCCGATGGTCGCGCCCATCCCGTCGCTAACGCCAGTCCACGCGAACGTGTAGCCAGCGGACGGGGTGAGAAGACCGGGGCTAGGAGCGACGTGGCAAAGCAGCGCCGTCTTGCCCGTGGTGAACGAGTAAGCGCCAGTCGCGCCCTCCGCGTTCGTGGCCTTAACCGACTTGGACACAAGCACACGCTCAATGTCGAACATGCGAGCAAGCATGTCCTCCGTGATCGTCTGGCTGCTCGTGTACTTGATGCGATCCACCAGATCAGGGTGATTCTTCAACTGACGGAAAACGTCGTAGCCAAGAACGAGCGTGTTGGCCTCAAACCCGGTCTTCGACAGGATGCCAGCCTTGCCAGCCTCAATGTCCTCAATCGGATCGGAGTTAGTGTAATCGCTCCACTGGATCGTCTGGCCCGTTGTCGGGGACGAGGAAACGCCAGCAACGTCAGTAGACCACACACTAGTGGTCATGAAGTCGCTAACAAACTGGTTCTCGCGACGGAGAAGCAGACGGTGCGTAACAAACTCCGTGGCCTCGCGGTCCACGTTGATCGGAGCGTCGGCGTTAGCGCGAGTCTGATCGCCAATGTCCTTATGGATCGCGTACACATCGGCGTAGTACGTCGCGGTCGAAATGTTGTAACCGCTACCAACCGACTCAGTACCGTCAGCGCGAACCTGAGCCTCGTCACGAAGCCAGTCGTTCTTCTCGTACACGAAGTACTTATCGCTCTGCTTGTCCACCGGAACGACCGGGAACACCTTGTCGGCAATGAAGTTCTCTGCACGCTGCAGATAAGCAACCGAAATGTTGGTCAGGATTGCATCAACATGCACCTGACTAGACGTGGGCTGTGGCATTGTCTATCTCTCCTTAGAGTCCACGCGCAGCGTTAGCGCAGTCGATAACAGCGGTCGTAATCTCGCCAGCGGCAGCGTTCTCAATGAACGTGCCAACGGAGTACGCCGCCGAAGCGGTAGTGCCGAACGCAAGCGTTACGGCGGTAGCGGAAGCCGAAGCAAAGAGGGGCTGTCCAAACGACGCGGAACCGCCAGCCTCAACCTTCGTGCCTCCAACGATGCAAACCTCAGCAGCCTGACCAGCGGTCGGGGCATTCTGAAGGACACCAATCGGACGATCAGTAGCCGCGCTCACAGCAACCACATCACCATCGCCATTGTCGATCTTCACGAAGTGATACTGCTTCGCGGAAAGATCCTCACCAGCGGTGAATGTGTGCTTGACCGCATAGGCAGAGAACTCGTAAGCCATTGGTTAGGCTCCCTTCTCGGTCAGGTACTCGTTGTAAAGTGCAGGGTTCTCAGTCGCAACAAGGGCAAAAGCCTGCGCCTCCGTTGCTGCCTTACCCTCTGCCACCGCTGCCTTAGCGAGGGAAGTAATCTTTGCAATAGCATCGCCCTTGGGCACAAAGCCCTTGCCGACCTCGGTGAAAATGTCAGCCGACTCGTTCTGCGCATCGGCAGAAACAAGCGCTTCCTCAACCGACTTAGCAAGATCGCCGTCAATAAGCGCAAGACGACGAAGCGCAGGACCGATCTTCTCAGCCTCAAGCGAAAGATGCTTGAACATATCGCGCGCCTTAGTGATTGACTCCGCGTCGGCACGATCCTCGCGCTCCTTAGCAAGCGCGTTCTCAGCCTCAGCCTTAGCCTTAGCGAGTTCCTCAATCGCCTTACGCATCGGCTCGGGAGCAGACTTAGCAAGCGCGAGAACGTTGTCCTCCGCTGACTCCTCCATCGGCTCCTCCTCAGACGCGCCTTCCATCTCAGCGATACGAGCCTCAAGTTCCTCAATACGAGCCATAGCCATAGCAAGTTCCTCTTCGACCTGCTTGGCCTCTGGGTTCATATCGTCTGCCTTCTCGTCCTCGGCGTTCAGCACGGGAGCGTCAGTCTCAACTGCCTCCGTAACGTCCTCCGGCATGCTCTCTCCTAACGGTTCGGGCAGAGCATTGAGAACGTCTGCCACATTTGCTGTATCCGATGCCTTAATGACAAGCCAACCCTCATGCAAATGCGCCGGATGATCGACGCCAGACGTTTCCTCAATGATGAGGTCAGTCATTTTTGGGGCTTTGCGCGTCATTGCACCTCCTACATTGCCTTAATCATACTATGCAAATAACCCACGCAAACGTTACGATCAATCCTCAAGGAAGATCGTCCCTCGCGTCTTAGTGGAAGCAATCCTGTCCGCATCGAACGCGACAGAAGCGGTAGTTTTCGCGGTCCCCAAACGCACCGTAATGTTGTCTTGATCGGTAACAGCAACAACGC